AAGGTGGCTCTGATTTTTGGGGAGAGATTGAGTATAAGAAGGGTGAAGTAGTAAGTGAAGAAGGTGGCGATTTAAGTAGCGCAAGTTGCGAACGACAAGAAGCCCTAATGGGCGGTCACCATTACTGTTCTAACTGTCACAACCTTATGGATTGTGATAAAGAAAATACACCAACATTCTGTTTGGATTGTTTGGAAGATGATGATGAGCAAGAAGTTTCTTTATGGGAAGGAGAAACAAATGAAAGTGAAAGCACTCGCACCCTTGAAGATGTATCAAGTCTCTAGCGGGGTCTATCAGACCACAGACGATAAGTTTCGTATAGAGAAGATAGACACAAGCAAGTGGAGTTGGTTCATACGAAGTGGCAACGCTTGGATAGCAAAAGACAAAAGACAATACAAGACTAAGGCTTGGTGCGAAAGGTGCATTGAAGTTGAAAGCGAGTTTGTTTATGATGATGAAGAACTATGGGAAGGTTAAAGAAGAATGGCAATTAAGTCGTACAAGGTAGAACTAACTACCGCAATCGCAGTAACACTCAACAATGACGAACACACCGCTAACAACTTGTGGGAAGTTATTGTTGGGAAAGCAAAAGAACAAATCATAGACCAAGACCTAAACGATAAAGATTATGTGTTGAAGGTCGTATCCGAAGTTACAGAAAGGGAATAAAGAAATGTATTTAGACTCAGGAACAATCGTAGGAATAATTATCGCTCTCGTTGGCTCTCTCTCAGTAATGGGATTGTTTTGGCGAGAGAACATTCACTTGCAAAAGAAGGTTCGTATCCTTCAAGTAGCACTAAGAGAAGAAAGAAGGAAGAAGTAATGGCACTCAAAGTAAGAGATTGCGCCGAGTGTGGTGACCAAAATCTTGTAAAAGAAATGTATCCACAAGAAGGCTCACTAATTTGCGAGTTTTGTTTGTTGGACTCTCTAGCGGAAGAAGATAAATAATGGGAGAACTATTCATTCGCAAAATTACGGCGGCAGATGAGATTTGGGTCTGCGATAGTTGTAGCCAAGAAGGTGTCCGAGCCAACGGCAGAGACATTAGAAGCAACGGAGAAGTTGTAATGTGGTTCTGTTACAACTGTATCCAAAAGACAGTTGCATAATGAGGTGCGAACAAAAGAAGTCTTATCCAACAAGACTTAAAGCAGAAAGAGCATTGACTTCTATTTGGAGAAGTCATTGGTTAGAGAACAGAAAGAAACCTTGTTCAAGTTACAAGTGCAACATCTGTGGCAAATGGCACTTAACAAGTCAAGCCCGAAGGGACAAAACAAATAACACAAAAGACTAAGACCTGCATAGGTTGTTTCTACGACCTACCGCTATCAAAGTTTAACAAGCACACACAGGGTCAATACGGCAAGAGAGCAAGGTGTAAGAAGTGCCAAGCAATCTTGCGTAAGGGCTCTGTCGCACGAATGGCTAGGCGTAAAGCGTTACTGGCGCAAGGTAAAAGACCTTGTAATGGTTGCGGTAAAGTCAAGCCGTTGTCTGCCTATCAACCGAAGATACAGGCAAATGGTAAAGAAGGTTGGGAAGGTAAATGCAAGCCTTGTGTTTCTAAAAGACAAAAGACAAATCACGCTTTTAGAAGATTAGACGCAAGAACTTATGTGTTTAATTATCTAAAGAAACACCCTTGCATAGATTGTGGTGAAACAAATGTGTTAGCACTAGAGTTTGACCACACTCACAGTAAAAAGTTTGACATAGGTACTGCGCTACTAAACAATACGACTATGGAACTGTTAAAGAAAGAAATAAAGAAGTGTGTTGTTCGTTGTTCTACTTGCCATAGAATAAAGACACACTTAGAAGTTAATTCTTGGCGTTTCCAAATGTCTTTAGAAGATAAAGACACTAGCCGTAAGGTTAAAAGCAGTAAGCAATACAAAGCCTTAAAGAAGGTTAAGTAAAGATACATTAAAAGGGGAACAGGTTGCCAAGTGCAATCTGTTCCCCTTTTTTTGCGTTGTAAGTTACTCGCTGGTAGGGTGGTCTTATGGCTTACGCAGTTAAACGCAAAGGGCGATTTACCGCCTATTACCGCCAAGACGGAAAAGTCAAATCCGTAGGCACTTTCTCATCTAGGGCTAAAGCACTCAACGCTGGATTACTTGCCGAAGAAGGCGAGTTTAATCTAATGCCCCAAAATCAAAAGACATTCAATGATTACTTAGCCAAACTTACGGCGGCGAATGACATACGAGTCATAACCCGTAAGAATTACATTACCCTGCTAAAGAAGTATGCCCAACCTTCTTTAGGGTCTAAGCGCATCTCCGCTATCACCAAGAAAGACATAAAGACCCTGCTGGATAATCTCGCAAATCAAGGGATTAGCCCAAGCACAATCTCACACCTAAAGACTTCTTTAGGTTCTCTATTCAGGCTCGCCGTTGATGATGACGAGATAGCCACAAACCCCACCCACCGCATAAGACTAAGCACACCCAAGCCTGACCCCACCTACACCCTAGAGCCTAAAGACTTTCAGGCTATCTTAAAGAACTTACCCACAGACGGAAGCCGTCTTTTAGCCCAGTTTCTCATAGCCTCTGGTTGCCGATACGGAGAAGCCACAGAACTCAGAGTCAAAGACTTTAACTTCCAATCCAAAGAGGTCTATGTCAGGCGCACAGTCTCAGATGTAGGCTATGCGTACCAGCCCGCAGGGACAAAGTCCGAGGGGACAAGATTTCTCGTAGTGCCAGCTACCAAGAACGGAAATAAACGAACTGTTGTTCTGAGCTCAGCTCTGATAGCAGAGATAAAGAAGTTTGTAAAGGCAAAAGCCTTAGCAAAAGAAGACCTGCTCTTCTCAAAGCACCTGGTTGAGAAGGGGAGTAAAATAGAAAGCCCTACCACAAGCGTAGTAGGGAAGCCTTACACCATTGGAAGCAGGAGATTCCAACACGCAACGGCGTATTCGTACAATGTCGGCGGTTGTAGGTGTGAGGGATGTAAAGAAGCGGTCAGGGAGTACCGCAATCACTATAGAAAGGACAAGGGAAAGGGCAAGGTAGAAAGCCTTAGCAAAAGCCTTAGCAAAAGCGAAAGCCCTAGCAAAAGCCATAGCAAAAGCCTTAGCGAAAGACACCTACCTCGTGACAAGTGGCGAGCCATTTGGAACGAAGCCATCAACAAGTCAGGGATTGGTTGGTATCCCACTACTCACGACCTTCGGCACGCTAACGCTACCCAGTTGTTAAAGAACGGGGTAGATGTGCATGAGGTCAAAGAGCGGTTGGGTCATCAGTCAATCGTAACTACGGAGAGATACCTGCATCGTATCCGCCACCAGCAGTCAAACGCAGCCGAGGTTGTGAATGACTATTTGGAGTGATTATGAAACTAACAAGAAGAGGCAAGATAGTGTTTGGAACATTCTTTACAGGAATGTTTGTAGTAGTTCAGGGAATGGTGGGTCTTCCACCAGCCTTTAGCCCTACAAAAGCCGAAGCACTAACAAGCCAGCAAGCAAAGCACGTAGATGCACTAGCCAAATATGTCAATGCAGACAGACTTACTGACCGCCAGTTAGTAGAACTTCTGAAGGCAGTAGGCTTCAAAGGTCAAGACCTTAAAGAAGCATGGGCTATTGCAAAGAAAGAATCACATGGTAATCCGCTATCACACAATGGTAATCGTAAGACAGGAGACAACTCCTATGGTCTATTCCAAGTAAATATGCTTGGTTCAATGGGTGCTGATAGACGAGATAAGTTCAATTTGGCTTCTAATGCTGAACTGTTCAACCCTGTGGTCAATGCCAAAATTGCTTATCACATGAGCAATGGTGGCAAAGATTGGAGCGCATGGAAAGGTCTGAAAACCAAAGCCGTAAAGTTTTGGTTAGCAGAGTTTCCAAAGGTGCAAAAGTCGTAGCCAAAGCAAAAGCCATAGCAAAAGCAGGCGCATAACGGAAGCCCCCTCAGAAATGAGGGGGTTTTCTTTTTGTGTTACACTCAGACAAGGAAAGGGGGAGTCAATGGCAAAGCACCATGACAAAGTTGCAGCAGCACTAGCAACAAGAATTGCAAACATGCCGAAAGGCACAGGGTTCAAGAAGCCTGGAAGCATGAATCCAAGAAAGACTGGATACATGAGCATTAAGGCTAATGAAGCCAAACGGATTTTAAGTAAGTAAGGATAAGCCCTGAGAAATCAGGGCTTTTTCTTTATCCTTAGAGAATGTCAATTCCACTAGACGCTTCGTACCACGCGGGTGACCGCTCTTTCCAAAGAGACGTGGATTACCGATTAGCAAAAGAGACTGTAGAAAAGGGTCGCTCAACAATCCAAGACAATGGCAATATCCTTCATGAGCGTCGTGACCCAAACAATATTGACCATGTAATCAAGGTAATCACAACGCCACATCCAAAAAAAATTGTGACAGTCATTAGAGATAAGAGCCGTCCTTTTGAGCAAGAGCAAGCAAAAGCAAAAGCAGAGAAAACTAAAGTAGGAGAAGCCAAAGCAAAAGCAGACAAGAGTGCTGCTAATCGTGCAGCTCAGAAAGCAAAGAAGCAAGCACGTTCCGCTGCGGCTAGTAACAAACAGCCTAAAGGCAAGAAGTAAAAGAAGAAGCCCCCCAGTTATTTGGGGGGCTTTTCTTATTTACACATATAGCAAATGCCATCAGAAGATTCTTTTGGAACTTCTTCAAACTCCTCAGAGCACTTCAGGCACTTTACTTTCATTGACTATCCTTGATTAACTTAACCTCACAAGCGTCTGTTGTGCAGTAAGCCTCTCCGATGGCATCGGCTGCCATACCTGCATAGACACCTGACAAGTCAATAGGCATGAGATTCATGCGACCTTCTTCATATTCGTCAGAGGTAATCTGTGTGTAAGGCATCTGTGGATAGACTGCGTTACCCATAGGCAAGAAACTAATCGTCTTTAGCTGACCATCGTGCATGTGCAAGATAGAAGCAATTGAGTCTGCTTCCTTTTCAGGGTCAAAGGTAACAGTCACAGAGACAGAGTTATCTGACCAGTAACGCTGTACTACTACAGCAAGAGCAACCTTCTCATGGACTGAAACTTCTTTTTCTGCTCGCTTAGCATTGGTCTCAATTGGGAAGAAGACAACGCTAGTTGTGTCAGGAGATTCAGAAGCAGGTTCAACTCTGTAGTTAGCCATCTTAAACAATGGAAGCATTGGGTCAGAGTTAGCAAAGCGAATTGCTCTGTTAAAGAACTTTCCACCTGATGCCCAGTGAACTCCAGGAGATTCACCAGCAAGGATAGAAACTGTTCCTGATGGCTTAACTGTAGTCATCTTGATTGACTGACGGATTCCTAGCCACTCAGAGTAAGACTCGTCATACTTCTTTACGACTTCGTACCCACTATTCAACCAGTCACGCAATACAGTCCAACCATTGTTGTCTGCAAAGTTAGCGATACCAGAGATTGATGTTCCGATACGGCGATTGCGTTGCATGATTGCGTTGGTCTCTTCCCAGTGTGTAGGCAAGAGAGTTACAGTCTTGGCATATAAGTAAGCAAACTTCAATGTTCTTTTGAAGTCTTCCAAGTCAGTGTGGCGATTCAAATACGTTTCAACCAAAGTACAGCACTCGTAGGATTCAAGAGACTGCTCAGCACAAGGGTTGTAACCAGCGATACGCCAGTCCTTGTTGTTAGGTGGGTCAATGAGACGACCGTACTTGCGTGATACATCCATCCACACAACTCCAGGCTCACCATTGCGAACAATGCCGTCAATAATCTTTGAGAAGTCTGAGCCAACCTTTGCTTCTACAGAGTTGTTAGACATCCAAGCCCAGCCTGGGTTCTCAGGGTCATAAGAGTTACGCTCAGGATAAACCTCTGCGTTCTTTAGGTTAAGGAAGTTATCGTCATCAATCTGACCGATAAGAAGTTCAGCACTACGACGTACATTTCCAGAAACAACACAAACACCAATCATGTTGCCAATATCGGCAATGTCAGTCTTAGTTAGTTTCTGACCAGCACGACCAGAAAACATCTTAGTGATGTGATTGTGAAGTCTTAGGAGAGGTTCGTGTCCTGCGGCTGTTCCACCAAAGGTTTTGATTGGAGCACCTGCTGGGCGTATCTCTTGGTAGTCAAATAGTGGAGCCTTCGTATCTGGCTTGAGGTAGGCATTGATGAGGGAGGCTGTAGATTCAACCCATCCTTCTCTGGTGTCAGGGATTTTATATTCGTAAGTTTCTTTTGGTTCATAGATTGTGAAGTCCTTTTCTGCGCCCTTGTCATCAAAGCCAACGCCCACTCCGAGCATTGAGGCTTCCATAAGGAAGGCAAATGGTTTTGCTGGGTCAGTCTTGACCATTGACCCTGTTGATACGAAAGCACAGTTCTGCAAAGCGGCAGAGTTACGTTGTTCGTTAACAAGGGGAGTACCCATTACCCATAGTCCACGTCCAGGTGGAGTCCACTTCAAGTTGAAGAGACGGTCAAATGCTTCTTTAGCCGAGGCTGCTGCCTTGGCATAAGACCAAGGTAGTCGCTGACTCTTGGCATGGTCTTTCTGCAATGAGTACATGCCATTGATGACTCGCTCACATACGTCTACCCAAGTCTCCTTAGTACCATCTGCCTTTAGGCGTGAATAGGTACGGAGAAAAGTAATTTCACCGACTGAGTTTCCAGCAGCATCCCTATAACCAAAGGGAGCCTTCTTGTCCGTGTAGGAAGCGACGAAGTCGCTTGTTAATTCAAAAGAGAACAGACCCAATTCCTTACCACCATTTCTGTGTTTATGTAAATACCCCTCAACAGGGAGACCTATTGTGATGGGGCGAAACCTATCACGCACTTGTTAACTTTGTTTACTTCAAAATCTATCTGCACAGGGTGAACCCTGTTTCAACTTACAGAAAGTACTGTTATCAGATAGTTAGTCTTCTATGGAAGACTGGATAATCTTTGTGACTGTATCTTCTTTTAGGGCTTCAGGTAACTCTCTTAGAGCTTGAGCTTTGTCTCCGAAGATGGCTGAAAGAACTCCGCCAGAACCTTGACGCTGAGCGGTAATCTGGATGAACTCTTTATCTGATGCCATGTCGTTAACTTCTTTAACCATCTTGATGAGGCGGTCAACTTCTTGGCTAACATTAGGGTCTGCGTATCCGCCGTTCATTTCTTCAGCAAAACGCATAAAAGCGACTCTTTGACCCTGCATTTCAATCATTGAGGTCATCAACGCTTTGAGTTGGTCTTTAGTCTTGACTTCAATTGGGAGGTTGAAAGCACAGGTGTTTTGGGGTTTGAAGGCTGGACAGTTAGCAGCTACAAAGCAAGTGTCACACTGTCTTAAAGAAGTTTGCTGAGTCTGGACGACTGGGATGTCCATCAAAACATCCTTGCCATCTTCGCCTGTCTCAACCACAGTCTTCATCTTGTACCCGAAAACAGGTAGGTTTTGAACCTCAGATGGGTCTCTTTGGACTACTTCTTGACGCTCAAGTTTCCGCATCTCGGAGGCACTGTTATCAGAAAGTACCCCCCCTAATTCCATCAAACCACTCATGAGTGGGGTATCACTGTTATCAGATACTTGGCCTTCTTTACCCCCATCAATGATGTGGAAATTAGGTGTTTTCTTGTCCATGGACGACTCCAACTGTAGGTATGACCAGACTGCAACTCTAGTCGCTTCAAGGGTGTTATCTTGGCTAAACCCCAAATAGTCTAGCCCTGCCTTCTGCACGATGCTCTTGTACCGAGGTCGTGCTTGGTCTTTCATACGCTTTGGGTAACGCTTGATTTGGGAGCCATCCCAGACGATTGTCTCGCCTCTTCTCATAGGGCTAAGCCAAGACAATGTGCTGGCAGTGCTAAATGGTACCTGTCGCAGGTTGTCTGGCTTGGCGCAGGCAAGGGCGTGGTACTGAGTACCAAACTGCCTTTGGTAGCCTCTGGTGAGCCCTGCAAGGCTTGTTACGGACTCAATCTCAGCGCTAGGTATGACCACGTTAGCGTAGGTCTGAGACATCAATTTGAGCGCTGGAAGACCGTACTCCTCGTGCCAAACTACCCAGAACTTAGGGTCGTGCTCATAGAACGGACGCTGGGCTTCCACCCATTCCTTGCCCAAAACCATAGAATCAAACTCCATAAAGGCTGTTGCACGTTCGCTGTTGTCTACCAGGAACTCCTGGTAGTCAGCGGCTAAAGACGTTAACTCTTCTTTTGACAACCCTGCTTTATCAGCTTGAGCTGCTCCAGACTCAATGTAAACCTTTACTTGAGGGTCATAGTGCTCACTAATCAACCATCTTTTGGTGGTTGGCAAACCTCTTTTGCGTAAAGTCCAAAAGTTGAGTCCCATTGACTCAACTTTGCTGCCTTCCAAAAGGGTGCGGTTAGAGCCTACTTCAGCCCCGCTAAAGATGATACGCATCAGTCAGACCAGAGTTCAGCTTCTTTTGGCCTCTGAGCTTGTTCCGAACGAGCTATGTTGACTCTGTTGATTGAGTCCTCAATGTCTGACCAGCGTCGTACTTTCTTTGGTGCATCTGGGCGGTTCTCAATAAGCGCAAATCCAGGGTGGCTAAATAAGACTGCTGGAACTCTATGCTCTTCAAACACCCAGGCACACATACTTGGGTCAGCATCTACATACATCTCAATAGGGGCCCTGGAACGTGAGAGAGTGAACTGTCTCTTCTTTAGGTCCTCACCCTCCAGTGCAAAAGAAGAATCAATCAAATCGTCATAGTTGATAATGCCGTGCGATTGTAACCAGTGCTTAGCATCTGCTTCGTCACGACTGGTCATGATTGCTACACGGTTATTGATATTCAGGGCATAGTAAAGCGCCACTCCAGCACGGATTGGTTCCCCTGATTCCGAACTTAGTACGCCGTCTAGTGATACGAGTATGTTCATTTATCCCTTTGCTCGGTACGTTGCCGCTCTTCTAATTAGGGTCTGAGTATCTGGCAGTTCAACACCGTAAGTCTCGTTTGCCTGTTGTGCTTTGTATGCTGACCAGTACTCAGACATCTTTCGTAGGGCAGGTACAGTCCCGTACTTCTTTCCAGCCTGCCATCTATAGTTGTAAAAATCTGCGTAGCCCTGTCCCTCTTTACGGAACGCAAACTTGCGTGCTCCGTGAATGTCTTCATACATTGCTGAACCCTGCGTCAAAGCAGCGTGCAAACGTGCTTCTGCATTACGGCGTGCTGGGTCGTTCTGTGCTGCTTGTACGTCTGTCAATGCTTTGGTATAACGAGTAACTATCTCTGTTGCAACTGATAGGTCACGCTTTGCTACTTCATCCCACACACGATTTTCTGGAGCAGTTGTTTGTGCAGGGTGAACTGTCCAATCGTTAGTGGTCAAGTCATACGCTGCATAAGGATTAATAGAGCGAATATCTGTAGCGCCTGGATTAACATAAAAGGTGACTTCATACCCATTCCAGTCTTCTGTCTCTGGCTGTAGATGATTGCGGAAATCTTCGTTCAGCATACGGCTAATTTCTACATCGCCAAGACCAGCAAACTCTGGGTGTGCTTTACGGAACTTGATGTAATCAACGCCAATAAGGACGTCTAAGTCTCCAGGCTGGCGTGCTGCTGACCATTGGTAAGAAACACCTGAGCCTGCAATCCACACGTGAGCCCATAGGTTTGCATTACGGTATTGCTCGTTTAAGAACCCAAAAAGAAGTTGCATGATTCCATTACGAACCCATCCCTTTAGAGTTGTTCCTGAAAATAATTTAGGGTCTAACTCTGTCTCAGGGGCAGAAAAATAGGAAGTAGCACTACCCTGGATGTGTACAGGGTTTGAGTTACTTCCTAAGTTCTTAAACATAGAACTAGTTTAGGGCGTATTACGCCTTTGTTGGGTCTATCCCACGCTCAGATAATGCTTCTGCAATCTTTGCACGTTGTTGTTCGCTTGGGCTTACAGGCTGTAATGCGTCAACAACGGCTTTAGCAACACGGTCAGCTAACAAGAAGTCATCAATCTCAGAAACTAATTGCTTGCTGGTTTGATAGATGTCATAGGTGGTAGCGGTACGACCTACTCCTTCAGTAACGGGAAGTGTCTCAAGGGTTCCGTCTGCCTTGATTACTACGGTGTAAGCAGCTTGAATTTTAGGTGTTTCTTCAGTCATTAGTTTAGTCCTAACAGTTTTTGTTTGCGCTGGTTTACAGCGATGGATACTGGACAGAAATTACATAGATAGGTCTTTGGGCCTGCTTCGTCTTGATAGCGACCCATGCCTTCTGCTTTACGTTCTTTTGCGGTATTAGGTATGAGTAACTTCTCTTTATGCTGCCAGTCACTGCAGCCTTCTTTTGGCTTGTTGTGCTGCTGGTAGCACTTCATAGCGTCTTCCAGAAACATAGAGCGTGAGTCGTAGAAGGTATCGTCTACTTCTGCTAGACCCTTAGAACCTCCGCCTTTAATCTGGCGAATGATTTCTTTTTTAGAATCAGACTTTGCCCAAGCACGCAAAGGAAGAACAAACAACTTGCCTTTGTGTGGTTCGCCTGATGGAAAGACGTGTGCTTCACAGGCAATTGCTAGCAGATGGTCTCGTTCTGGTGCTCCCTCGTAAGGAGGAAGCTCGTCCAATGAATCGCAGACAAGACAGTACAACAACCGAAACATCGGTTCATTGTCCATCTTTTTTTCGCCAAGAATAGGTACGTTACTCATTGTGCTCCTTGTAGTAGTCCGATTATCTTAACAGATTATTGATTCCACAATCCTTGTTCTGTTGCATCAGCCTTTGCCTTACGCTTGGCTGCACGCTCTTCCATCTTCTTTTCACGAGCATTTTTGATTCCTAATGCTCCACGAACGATAGACTGGTGCTTGCCTGTTGTTGGGCTGTGAGAAACGTCTGGGTAATGCCATCCTTCTTCGTGATGAACAGCGATAGGTGTGTTGTAAGACATCACTGTGTAATCAGGGTTTTTCAATGACTTAATCTGCTCACCAAACTGTGTGCCATTTAGCCAACCGTGTGATGGTGGTGCGCCTTGAATACCACGCATACTTGAACCTTCAAAAGGTGTACGTCCTGCAATAAGAGGACCTGCGTTACGATTAGATGTGCGCTTAGCCATGTAGTTTCTTTCCTTCTCTTGTTTCTGCCCATGATGGTTTGCCAGTGCGTGATTCATGCGCTGCTACCGCACGACGCATTGCAGCACGTCCTTGTGCACTACCAATAACATGACGACGAATAACTGTGTTGTCTGTTCCCATACCACCATTAGTGACATAATACTTTTGACGCATGTCAGCACGATTAGGAACTTTAGGCATGATTACTTACCTGGGTTTACCTTATTTGGGTACTCAGATGTAATGAATCCATAACCGTAGAAAGGATGAAGTGATTGACGGTTATCTAGTGTTGCTTCGTCTCCAAGACCAGGAATTACCTCTGTGTCTGGGCGAGCCTTGCGATACTTGCCGTCTGTTGCGCCTTCATCTAGTGAAGCGTTCATTGAACGTGATGAGTTAACTGCCATGATTACTTACCAGCTTTCATATCTGACTTAAACTTTGACATTTGTTTATCGCCATAATCCTTAGCCCACTCTTGACGCTTTTGAAGGCGTGCTTCTTTCTTTGAGCCAGGCTTAACCTTTACGTTACGACCAACTGAGGCAGTTCCAGCAACAAGACGTGTCATTGGCTTATTAACTCG